TTGAAGATGTCGAGGGTCTTGAAGATGTCGAGGGTCTTGAAGATGTCGAGGGTCTTGAGGAAGAACTCGATGAGGATTTATATGAAGATGAGGAGCCTGAACACTCAGAGTCCAAGCCGGAATTGGCGCCAAACCCATATCCCCGTCGACTTAAGGTACCGCGAGTGAAGGGGTCTCCACCAAAGCGAGAAACGCCCGTATCCACACGCGTCACACAGAAGCAGTTAGACAAAGCAAACCAGCAGCAAAACGAACAACTTCAAGCCTACGAACATAACTATGCTAAACTTTATGAATCACACCAGGCTTATGAATACAACTATGCGCACCTTTATGAAAGCGCTGCGCAACTACACGAACAAAATGAAAAATTTAGAGAATTACTCGTTAAGACACAAGAGAAGCTTAACGAGGTAAATGTGCGTAATGCACAATTACACTATACAAACCGTACTTTAATTAGCGACTCCCTGAATGAGCGACAGAAAGATAAAATTGTCGAAGCTATCCAAAAGTCCGGAACTGTTGGAGAAGCAAAAACTATTTTTGAAACTCTTCAAAGTGCAGTGGCTGGTGCAAGACCTAATAAAAATGCTCCAAAATCACTGAACGAAGCGATTAATAAGCACTCTTCGGCATTTTTGCCTCGCAAACGCGAGGAAAAAGCGCATTCCGATCCATCTCTTGTGGATAGGATGCAAACCCTAGCAGGTATTAAACGTTAAATGACAAACTTTATAAGGAGATTTTAAAAATGTCTATTTTAAACAAATTAACTGAAGGGCTTGTTAACCGCGACCTCCGTAAAGAAGGCGATGCAGTTGTTTCCAAGTGGGACAAAACTGGTCTTCTTGAAGGACTAAATGGTAACAATCGCTCTACAATGGCTCGATTGCTTGAGAACCAAGCTAAAGAGCTACTACGTGAGGCCAGTTCAATGGCCGCTGGAGATGTCGAAGGTTTTGCAGCCGTCGCATTCCCAATCGTTCGCCGTGTTTTCGGTGGACTAGTCGCTAATGATCTTGTTAGCGTTCAGCCCATGAGCTTGCCCTCTGGCCTGATCTTTTTCCTGGATTTCACATATACAGATGCTCGTTTTGGTCTTGAGGCTGGCGACTCAGTTTATGGTGGTGGAGTCCAAGGCGCAGCATTGACTGGCGGTGTTTCTGATATCACTGAAGCCGGCGGCGGTTTTTATAACCTTTCCAATACATATTCTTCACCAACTGGCACGATTGGTCCGTTTACAGAAGTCGCTGATACGGATCCTGATTCTTCCATCCATGGCGAGCTGAATGTGGCGGCCGCTGTGACTGGCACACCTTTTGCTAATACTGGTACCACTGTGGCGTCACTCAACCAAGCACAGAAAAAAGCTATCCGTTGGGATCCGGATATTCTTGGAGTTTCTGATACAACCAAGAGAGTCTATGCTGGTCAGTTCCATTTGTCTTCCTCTGATGCTGCCAACGTTAATTTCCACGCTCTAGGTGGTGTTCAGGTTGTCGACGCCACCGATGAAGGTGGGACTGAATCTGATATGGGCCTCACTGACGGCACAATGATCCGTCGACTTACAGAGCGCGGTTACCGCGATGAAAACGGCGTCCTCCGGACGCTGGGCAGCGACGATGACGCGCTCGCTGGAAACTATATTACTTGTTATTGGATCAATGACGGTACCGCGGATACGATGGCGCACGAGGAGTCGAATACGGCCGCTCTTGTAGTTCCGCTGAAAGATTCATTTGCCGCAGCTAATGCGGTTGGTGCAGTTGTTGGTCAAGACAACTGGGGTCTTGAAGAGCCAAATCCGTCAACAGGAAATGTTGGTAGCGCTGTCGGCAAACAAACGATTGCTGAAATCGATATCAAAGTCGATTCAATAGCGGTTACTGCTGTTACCAAAAAGCTCAAGGCCAAGTGGTCACCAGAGCTTGGTCAGGATCTAAACGCCTACCACAACCTTGACGCAGAAGTTGAGCTTACATCAATTCTTTCTGAGCACATTGCTCTTGAAATTGATCGTGAGATTCTTAACGACCTCGTTAAGGGTGCAGCTGCTGGTACTTATTACTGGGCGCGCTCGCCTGGTTTGTTTGTTCACCGAACAACCGGCTCTGAAATTGGTGCATCTTCGGCTGCTCCGGATTTCACCGGTACCGTTTCCGAGTGGTACGAGACTCTTGTAGAGACCATCAATGATGTTTCTGCACAGATTCATCGTAAGACTCTTCGCGGTGGAGCTACGTTCCTTGTAACCAGCCCCGAGGTTGCTAACATTCTTGAGTTTACTAGCGGTTTCCGCGCTAACATTACCCATGACGATGACAAGGGTACTGTAGGTGCTGTTAAATCTGGTAATCTTAGCAAGAAGTGGGATGTGTATGTTGATCCATACTTCCCGCGTAACCTTGTTTTGGTTGGCCGTAAAGGTGGTAGTTTCTTGGAGAGTGGCTATGTCTACGCTCCTTATGTACCGCTGCAGGTTACTCCCACTATCTTTGGTACGGAAGACTTCGTACCGCGTAAAGGTGTTATGACCCGTTACGCTAAGAAGATGGTTCGACCTGATATGTATGGTCTAGTAGTTGTTCGCGGACTCCTTGGTGAGGCTGGCGCAACTAGCTAAAAGTTACATTAACTTTGAGTTAACCCCGATTTCTTTCGAGAGATCGGGGTTTTCTTTTATTTGAAAACTATTTATAGCCGAGAGGAGAAATACTTCTCGTTAATTGACCTAATATTCTAAAAGGAGAAACATATTATGGGAACTAAAAGAGTAGGTTGGGCTAGAATTAAAAGCCTGATTAACGAAAACACAGCAAATCAGCTTTCTGCACCCAAGCTTAAAGTAGACAACAGCACCCTTAACACTGGCGGCGCAGTTACAACAACTTTAACGGCTGCACAAGGAGGAACGCATTTTAATGTTGACGGCACAGGCAACATTGTTGTCAACATGCCGGCCCTGAGCACTGACAATGTAGGGTTACATTATTCATTCCTTGTGACTACTGCAGTCGGCGGTAGCAAGACAGTTACATTCGTACACCCAGCCGGCGGCGATTGGATCGCGCAAATTTCACATTACGAGAACAACCCATATCCGAAAGGAGACGCGGCTGGTGATACCATCACGCTGCAGAATTCTAGCGAGATTGGAACTAGAGTTCGGATGCTGTGTGTTCAAGATAGCGGCACAGTCGCTAAATGGATGGCTACTATTGAGGGCGCTGCTTCCGCTACTGTACCAACTGTCGCTGACTAACGACTAGTTGTTTTTTGCAAAGCCCCCTTTAAAGGGGGTTTTTTCTTAAAATCTCCAATACAATATTATATAATATAACAAAAGGAGTTTACTATGGGAAAGAAAAAACGTCGTATGACCAGTCCAAAGTTTGCAACAAAGTTTGCAGCAAAGTTTGCAAAATATAAACAAGCGTTAAAAGACGCTGTTACACCAACTGAAGTTAAAGAAGAAGTTGTCGAAGAGGTTCCTAAAGTTATTATAAAAGAAGTAGACGAATCTGTTATATCTGAGCCAAAACCAAAAACGCAATCTGCTAGAAAACCGCCCCGGAAAAAAACACCAGATTCTAAAAAGAAGCCCGCCAAGAAAAAGACTTCTAAGAGAAAAACCTCAAAGAAAGACTAAATATGATTTTTTAAACAGCTGCCAACTAATTACATTTGAGGAGATCTAAATGAATGGCAGTACCGACCTTAACACCTTCAAGTCAAACAAGTGCAATAACGCTTCCAACAGGAAGTCACCCAAGCGATGTAAAAGACAACCTTGAATTACCCTTCCAAATTTATTCTGATTCTGATTCCGGTATGTTTTCTCAATATTTTTGCACTGGTGCTGCAAATCAAGTTGCATATACCTTTAAAAAACTTGGTGGAGACGTATTAGACATAGAAATAACCACAGGAAGTGTTTTTTCAGCTTATGAAGAGGGCGTACTAGAATATTCTTATATCCTTAACATTCACCAAGCTAAAAATATTCTTGGAAGCGCACTAGGGGCAACAACCGGCACTTTTAATCATGATGGCGAAAAAATAGGAGCTAGCGATCCAGACAATGTAAACCTTAGATATCCTAAATGGCAATTTTCTTATGGTAAAAGAATTGGCGATGGAATGGCCACAGATGCAGGTTTTGGTGGGAATACAATAATATATTCAGCTTCTTTTGATACGGTATCGATTCAACAAGATTATGATTTACAATCAATTGTTGAAGCTGCAAATGCAGATTCAGATAATACATACTTGTATCAAAAATTAGATAAAACTGGCACTAGCCAAAAGAAAAGAATTTATATCACAAGAGTTTGGTATAAAACACCTCATGCTATGTGGAGATTTTATGGCTATTATGGTGGATTAAACACTGTTGGCGACTTAGCTAGTTATGGTCAATTTGCAGATGATTCTACTTTTGAGATTATTCCAGCATGGCAAAACAAACTTCAAGCAATGGCTTTCGAAGATGCAATATATACTAGAAATAGCCACTATTCTTATGAAATCAAGAATAATAAACTAAGAATTTTTCCAAGTCCAACTATTAGCTCTCCGAGTAAAATTTGGTTTGAATTTCGTGTTGATAGCAGTGTTTGGGACGTTGATGACACAAAAGAAGACGGCACTGATGGTGTTAACAACATGAACACTTTGCCATTTGAGAATCTCCCATATGAAAACATCAATGCCATTGGAAAACAATGGATTAGAAGGTTTACTTTGGCACTAAGCAAAGAGACACTAGGACAAGTGCGTAGTAAATTCGGTTCTATTCCTATACCTGGAGAAACCGTTAATTTAAATGGTTCTGCTTTAATTAGCGAAGGTCAACAAGAACAAGAAAAATTAAGAGAAGAACTAAAAACGACACTAGATGAACTTACATATGCCAAACTGGTTGAAAAAGATGCAGCTATGACAGAAACCGCAATGGGAGTGCAAGGCAAAATCCCTTATCCTGTGCCCATTGCAATAGGATAATAAACAATGGCAAGCAATAAATGGTCACAACCGAATCAGCCACCTCCTCCGATGTTTGTTGGAAAAAAGGAGCGAGATCTTGTTAAACAGGTCAATGATGAACTTATTGAAAGAGTTATTGGCCAACAGGTGTTATATTATCCTATAAGTCTGGAGCATACCAATTTTCACTCTTTGTATGGAGAAGCGATAGAAAAAAGCTTTTTGCCCCCAGTTAGAGTTTATGTGTTGGTTGTTTGGAAAGGATATACAACCGAAACAACAAGCATGGGAATCGATAGAAGACCATCTATCACATTGCATTTTCATAAGCGCCGCTTAACAGAAGATCAAGATCTATTTGTTAGAGAAGGAGACTTTGTTTTATATGGTGACACCCATTATGAAATAACTACTTTAAATGAGCCAAGACAATTGTTTGGCCAAACAGATCATAAAATGGAAATAGAAGCAACCTGTATTAAATCCAGAAGAGGACTTTTTGATGCCACATAAAGAATATCCAATAGTTCCGTCCACTTTAGAATTAATTGATGAAGCTCTTTTTAACCATGTTAATGGATTAAATTTGAGAGCGACCACAAACAAGGGCTGGAAAAAGACTCCAGTTATCTGGACTTCCGCAGAGAGAACATATCAAATTAAACAAGATAAAGATATAAGAGACGGTTCAGGCACTTTAATTCTTCCTTTGATTACAGTTGAGCGTATGTCTGTTGTAAAAGATATGAATAGAAAAGGTACTATTTGGGGCAATGTAGATAGAAATAAGCGCGGAGGCTCTATAGTTGTTTCAAAGAGAATAAATCAAGATAAAACTTCTAATTTTGCCAATGCAGATTCTTTTAGAAAAGAAGACCAGCTTAATTTCCCAAGAGATAATAAAAAAATTGTTTATGAATGGATATCGGTACCGATGCCAACTTATGTTGAAATTGTATATACGGTATCTTTACGTACAGAATATCAACAGCAAATGAACGAATTGGTAACCCCATTCATTACTAAAACTGGTGCAATTAACTATTTTCCACTAAGAAACAAAGGTCATTTTTACGAAGGTTTTATTCAAGATAGTTTTGCCGCTAGTAACAATTTAGCAGGGCTTGGTGAAGAAGAGCGAAAATATGAAACAAGAATAGACATAAAGGTTCTAGGCTATTTATTAGGCGAGGACAATAACCAAGAAACTCCAAAAATGGTTATAACTGAAAACGCCGTTGAAGTAAAAATACCTAGAGAAAGAATCATATTTGGCGACATAGACGAACATTTGACCGAACAACAGAGAAAAAAAGCCGTGAAGCGTCTAGATAACCTCCCAGACCTTTAAAGAAGTTGCAAATCTCATTTTAAGCAAAAGTAATGGATTTTGCAACTTCTTATTACTATTTATAGAAGAAAATAAGTTATTTTTTAAATAAGTCATAAGGAGATTCAACAGAATGTCAGTTAAAAAGTTTAGATTTGTTTCACCTGGAGTTTTTATCAATGAGATTGATAGATCACAGTTAGAAAGATTACCAGCAAGAATGGGCCCTGTTATTGTTGGAAGATCAGAAAGAGGGCCGGGATTTCGACCTACAATCGTTCATTCGTTTGCTGAGTTTGTAGAACTCTTTGGCAATCCGATTCCTGGTGGAGAGGTTGATGATGTCTGGAGAAACGGAAATTACAATGGACCTACCTATGGTGCATATGCCGCACAAGCTTATTTAAAAAACAACAACCCTGTAACCTTTGTTCGTTTACTGGGTGCACATCACGATCAGCGTGACACCGAGACAACAGCTATTGGTAACCATCCTAGCGCTGGTTGGCGAACCACAAACTTAACTAGCGATCTTGGCGGTGCTTATGGTTTGTTTGTTATGCCTTCTGGATCTGTGGGTGGGATCGCAAAAGCAGTATCTGCAATTGATACTGATACCGTGCAGGGCGATGCCTCTGATTCTTCATTTACGATTACTGTACCGACGTCGGCCGGCGGTGAATCTCCCGAGGGCGCCGTCACGATATTACTTGATGAAGATAAAACAACGGCCGGATCCGGCTTAGCCGGCGCTGCGAATCAAATATCTATTGGTTGTTCTGGGCGCACAGAT